TAGAAAGGAATATACCTTTAACATCAATGTGTTCACATCATCACCAAACAATTAAAGGTGTAGTACATATTGGTTATATAGCAGGAGAAAATGGCCAAGTAGTTGGATTAAGTAAATTAAATAGAATTGTAGAATTATTTGGACGTAGAGGAGCTATTCAAGAACAATTAACATCAGCTATCCACAATGCTGTATCTAAAATTACCAAAGGTAATAAAGGTGTTATTGTAACTATAGTTGCAACACATAATTGTGTTAGTTGTAGAGGAGTAAAACATGAAGGCGCTAGTATGATTACCACTAAAGCATCAGGAGTATTTAGAGAAAATAATAACTTAGCTCGTAAAGAATTTTTTGATTCTTTAAAAATAAATAACGGAGGACACCAAGTATGATAGAATTTTTAAAACACACACTAGGTTTATGTGGAGAAGCACATCCTAGCTTATTAACGATATTAGCAACAACACCTGTAATAGGTTACATAGCATATCAAGTAAAAAACTTTTTTAATTAAAAAATTATGGCATATTACATATCAACAGTAAAAGTTCAAGATGAGAACGAAAGAGGAAGAATAACCTCAACAAATGAAACATATTGTGTAGAAGCAGAATCATGCACTGAAGCAGAAGCTAAAGTGGTAAAAGAATTTGAAGGACAGAATATAGAATATCAAGTAAAATCAGTAAAAGAATCAAAAATTATTAAAATATTAGAATAATGACAGATAATAAATTAAGTCCAAAATATTGGAAAGTACCTTTTGTAGATGAAGTGCAAGAGTTTAATGATGTGATGGGTAAACCCAATAATTATGAACCAATAGTAGGGTCAAAAGATCAATGGATGTTTGTTTATAATTTTATTTTAGAAGAATTAGAAGAATATAAAGAAGCTTGTGAGAAAGGAGATATAGTAGGTATATTAGACGCATTATGTGATATTACTTATGTTTCTTTAGGTAATGGTACTTTGTTACATGGTTTAAAAGGTCAAATTTGGAAAGCTTATCAAGAAGTTCAAGCATCAAACATGTCTAAATCATGTGCTACTAAAGCAGAAGCAGAAGAGACAGTTAAAGTAAGATCAAAAGAAAAAGGTCATAAATGTCATTGGAAATTAATAGGAGACCGTTATATAGTATATAGATCAAGTGATAAAAAAGTAATGAAATCAATTAATTATTTTGCACCTAATCTGAAACAATTCTTAACAAATAAATAATATGCAACAACCCGACGCAAGAAAACATCAATTAGTAAGTTTCCTAAAATCAGGTGTTAGATTATTAGGTTATATTTTCCTACCTTTCGATTTATATATTGCAATGGGTATATTATTATTTAGTGAAATTATAGGAATAATTGAAGAACTCGTATAAAAAACTTGGAGAAGCCAAAAATCTTTCGTATCTTGACGTATGTATAAAAATTGTTACGTTACACGTGGTAAAGAATGGAATCATTACAACATCCATTTATGGACAGATAATGGATATTCTGTAGAATCATTCCAAAATTATGGTTACCAAGAATGCCCTGAACATAAAGCTACCCATAGAGGTTTAAATAATGAACCTTTAATAAAAACTTTGGAATGGGATAGATCTGATCCTAGTTTACATTATGCTGATCATACACGAGGAAACATACATACAAAATTCCTTATAGATAAATATGGTACTAATGATGAAATATCTGTAACCCATAGAGAAGTATTTTTTGACATAGAAATTGAAATGGGGGGTGCCTTAACACCTGAATATATTAAACAGGCCCCTAAACCAATAACATCAATTGCCTGGTGGGATAAACAAACTGACGAGTGGGCTATTGTTATTTTAGACAAAACAGGTGAGATTAAAGCAGGTAAACAAGATGGTAGAGAAATTATCCCTGTAAGAAGAGAAAATGATTTAATTGAAATTTTTCTTTCTAGAATGGAAATCATTCAACCCGATATCTTAGTAGGCTATAATAGTGACTATTTTGATATACCTTACATTTACTATAGAATTAAAAATCGTTTAGGTGAACGTACAGCAAGACGTTTATCTCCCATAAAAATCGTTGAAGAAAGAGATCCTAGATGGTATCCTGACCAACCTATTAGAATTGCAGGTGTATCATCATTAGATTATTTCCGTTTACATAAAAAATATTCTTTTCAACAAGAACCATCTATGAAATTAGATTCTTTAGGTGAAAAATATGTTAATCAAAAGAAAATTGAATATGATGGATCATTAGATCGTTTATTTGCTGAAGACAAACAAAAATTCATAGATTATAATTTTGTAGATGTTTTGATTTTAAAAAAATTAGATGAAAAATTTAAATATTTAGATTTAACTAAAAACATATCACATAAAGGAAAATGTATGTATGAAGAAGTTTATCAATCATCTAGAACCCAAGATGGGGCTATTTCAGCTTATTTGTTGGGTGAAGAAATTATCCCACCAAATAAAGATCTTAACCCCATAGTAAAACAAGACGCAGAAGGAAATAGATTATCATACGCAGGAGGTTATTTATTTTGCCCTAAAACAGGTATTTACAATTATATGTTCGATGAAGATCTTACTAGTCTATATCCTTCTATTATTATGTCTCTTAATATTGGAAGAGAAACTTTAATAGGAAGACTTGTAACACATAATGATAGAGATAATCGTTTGGCTCTTAATGATTTAAAAGAAATGGATCAAGATAAAGAGTTTATTATTGAAAATTTAAAACGTCAAACAAAAGTAATGACAGTTAAAGAAATATTATCTTTAATTGAAAAAAATAAATTAGCAATCACTGCAAATGGTGTAATGTTTAGAACAGATAAACCATCAACTTTATCAGTTGTATTAGCACAGTGGTTTGATGAAAGAGTTGAATATAAAAATGCTATGAAAAAAGCATATAAGGAGGGTAATAAGGAAGAAGGAGATTTAAACCATTTAAGACAATATACAATGAAAATTTTACTCAACTCATTGTATGGTGCCACAGCATTACCTTCATTTAGATATGGTTCTGTGTTATTAAGTGAAGGTATTACACTTACAGGACAAAGAATCATCCAAGATTCAGGAACATTCATAAATAAAACAGCTGAAGAAACGTTAAAAACAGGTAAAGACGTTTATGAAATTAGAACTACACCTCGCCAACGATATGAAGAATGTAGTAGTGTTGTAGTGTATGAAGACACAGATTCATGTTATGTTAATGCTGAACCATTATTACGTAAGTTAAATCCCAATTTTAATGATTTAGATGAAACAGTTAAAGCAGATAAGCTTGAAGCAATGTCGTTAGAATATGAGAAAAAAATCAACGAATATTACAATCATCTTGCATTAGATGCGTTTAATGTTCCTGTAGACAAACACAGATTAGAAATGAAAACAGAATGTACAATACGTTCGGCATTCTTTTCAGGAAAACGTAGATATGCACAGTATATTACTAAAAAAGAAGGTGTACCTTGTGATGAAATTGATGTAAAAGGTTTGGATTTTAAAAAGTCTAATTTTCCACCATTATTTAGAGAATTTTTTGAAGGTATATTACATAAAATATTATTTGGTGAAACTAGAACAAACATAGATAAAGAAATCTTAACATTTAAGGAATCACTTAAAGATATGGATTTTACAAGAATCTCCAAACCAACAGGAGTTAAGAATATTAAAAAATATGTAGGTCGACCTGCTAGTGCAGATTGTATATTTAGTGAATTTGAAAATAAAGCACCTGTAGGTGTTAAAGCAGCTGTAAGATATAATGATTTGCTTAAGTTTAAAAATTTAGATAAAAAACACACACAAATTGTAGAAGGAGATAAAATTAAATGGGTTTATTTAAGAGATAATCCATATAAAATTGACACTATGGGATTTTTAGATTTTGATTTACCAGATCCTATTCGTAAATTTATTGAAAATTACGTGGATATACCAAGATCTTTTGATACAATATTGAAGAACAAGTTAGAGTCCTTTTATGAGGATCTTGGTTGGGGAAAATTAACATTAAATACGTATACACAACGGTTTTTTAATTTTTAGGTTATATGATAAGTAAAAAGGTTTTATCTGAAATAGTATCTAAGTACTCTCTAGGGGGGCACGTAGAAAAAGTCAAGTGGGTTGTAAATGAAAATGATCACATTATCATTAATTTTATTAACGATTCTAAAACTTTAGTGGGAAAAATAAACTATAAAAATACTATAGGTCTTAAAAAAGGAGATTATGGCATTTTTAATACCTCCCAACTTATTAAATGTCTTAATATATTAGATGGAGATATTTTAATAGACACAAAATCACAAAATGGTTTAGCATCTAAACTCAATTTAGCTGACACTAACTATGATGTAAAATTTAGCCTTGCAGACCCTGCTATTATTCCTAAAGTACCTGAAGTTGCTGAGGGTGATCAACCAAGTGCATCATTTGAAATAAGCGATGAATTTATTACAAGATTCGTTAAATCAAAAGATGCCTTAAATGATCTTCTTAGTTTTACTGTAGAAACAGGAGAAGGAATGACAGGAGATGAATTAATATTTACAATTGGATCTGATATTACAAACACAATTCAGTTTAAAATAGATGAAAGACATACAATAAATGAAGAATTTAAACAAATACCTTTTGATTCAGATTTGTTTAAAGAAATTTTAAAAGCAAATAGAAATTATGAATCAGGAGAGGTTCATATTAATAAAAAAGGCCTCATCCAATTACAGTTTAATTACAGTGATGGTTTTAATACAAATTATTACTTAGTAAGATTACAAGAAAACAATTAAAAAAATTATGAAATTAATTAGCGAAATAAAAGATTTAACCTCGGAAACGTTACCCGGATCACATATTACAATCCATTTAGCAGCACAATACTTGGGGATAGATGAAAATTTAATTGATAAACGTGAGTTTTATCATGATTATGCAAAAGATAATCCTCAATCAAAAGTAAGATTTGGTATTTCCGCATTTCCAGGATCTAAAATAAAATTAAGTAAAGAAAAGCAAACTCCACAAAGATATGATGGTGAGTGGATAGTAAACATGTTAAAAATAATATATTAAAAAACAAATTATGGCAAAAGGAAGACAAAAAGGACAAACAAAAATCGTAAGTAAAATTAAAGATGAAGCTATAAAACCATATGAATTATGGATGGAAGAAGATCAAGTAGTTTTAGTAGATACAAATAAAGATAAACCCATATCCTATCATGGTTCCCTAGAAGGAGCTATTAGAAAAATATCAAAAATAGGTTTAGTTTCTAAAGATAAAGATTATACATTAGCAGGATTTATTGAAAGTTACAATAATATAAAAAATCAATTAATTAAACCCTTTAAAAATATTTAAATTATGGAATGTCCAATTAACCCCCTAAATGATAAAATTGTAATTCTTCCCTATGAAGAATCAGAACAAATGTATGGAAATATCATAGTACCCGATGCAGGTCAAGATAAACCTGAAATAGGAGAAGTTTTAGCTATAGGACCTGGTAGAACTACTAATGAAGGTATTATAGTTAAAACCCAATTAAAAGTGGGCCAAAAGGTAATTGTACCTAAATTTGGGGCTCAAATAGTAACAATAGAAAATGAAAGTTATATCATTGCAAGTGAAAATGATATTTTAGGAATTATTAAAAAAATATAAAAAATGAGTAAAATTATTGAAATAGGCTCGGATTCAAGAGTAAAATTATTAAGGGGGGTAAAACAATTAGCAGGAGCTGTTGTTACTACTTTAGGCCCTAATGGACGTAATGTTGTAATAGCACAACAAGGAGGTAATCTACCAACGTCAACTAAAGATGGTGTTACAGTTGCAAAAACAATTGTGTTAAAGGACCCCGTTGAAAATTTAGGGGCACAAATGGTGAAACAAGCAGCAATCCAAACAGGAGATATTGCGGGGGATGGAACAACAACTTCTACATTATTAGCTAAAGAGTTAATTGAAAATAGTATGAATCATCTATCTCAAAAACATAATGCTGTGTCTCTTAAAAAAGGTATAGAAAATGCATCTAAATGTATTATTAAAATCCTAAAAGAACAATCATTAGATATATCTTCAGAAGACCAAATTAAACAAGTAGCAACTATTTCCTCTAATAATGATAAAGAAATAGGAGAATTAATAGCAGCTTCTATTGATAAAGTAGGTTTAGAGGGAGTTGTAACAGTTGAAGAAAGTAAATCATATGAAACAACTTTAGAGACAGTTGAAGGTATGCAATTTGATAGAGGTTATAAATCACCCTATTTTGTAACTGATAATTCGTCAATGCAGGCACAATTAGATGATCCTTATATTTTATTATATGATGGAAGAATTAATGCTGTAAAAGAATTACTGCCTATTTTAGAAAGTATTTCTCAACAAAATAAATCCCTACTCATTATATCTGAAGATATTGACGGTGAAGCATTAGCAGCTATGATTGTAAATAAAATGAGAGGTATTTTAAAATGTTGTGCAGTTAAAGCTCCTGATTTTGGTGAAAGAAGAACCCACATATTAGAAGATATAGCAACATTAACAGGTGGTACTGTAATTTCTAAACAAAAAGGAATGCGTTTAGATAAAATCACATTTGACCAATTAGGCACTTCTAGAGGTGTAACAGTTGATAAAGAAAAAACAACTATAGTAGATGGTAACGGTACTGAAAAAGTAATCACAGCTCGTTTGAAAGAAATCAAAGACCAAATTGAAAGAGCAGACAGTAATTATGCTGTTGAACAACTCCAAAATCGTTTAGCTAAAATGGCAGGGGGGATCGCAGTAATTAATGTTGGTGGTTTTACAGAAACTGAAATGAAAGAAAGAAAAGATAGGGTTGATGATGCTCTACATGCTACAAGAGCAGCTTTAGATGAAGGTGTTGTACAGGGTGGAGGAGTTGCTTTAATAAAAGCTAGAGAAACTTTCTTAAATCAAATCGAAGAAAAATTTGATGGTTATTTTGGAAATGATGCAGATGAAAAATTAGGATCAGATATTTTACTAGATGCAATTGAAAAACCCTTTATCCAAATACTTAAAAATGCTGGTATAGAAAAATATCATAATATTTTATCTGAATGTGAAAATGGAGATAAAGGTTATAATATAAAAACTGGAGAATATGTAGATATGGTTGAAGAAGGCATCATAGATCCTACAAAAGTAACTAGAACAGCTTTAGAAAATGCAGTATCTGTAGCGGGTACAATGTTAATAACTGAGTGTACTATTGTTGATGATCCTAAAGAAGATAAAAATTCTGAAATGCCCATGATGGGAATGTAGATTTCCGCAAATATATTTGGAGGAGCCAAATATTTTTCGTATCTTGACGTAAATAGATAAAATATGATAGTAAATTATTTAATGATAGGCTGTATTTTTATATTCCTTGTGGATTTAATATGCACAATATTTAGAAATCATAAATCCTTTAAAGATATTCCTACATGGGGCTGGAAAGAAAGAATAATATGTGTATTATTATGGCCAGTAGCATTAATAGTATTTTTAAGAGCTTATGTTAAAACAATATTTGAATTATAATGGAACTTTGGGTAGAAAAATATAGACCACAAACTTTAGAGGAGTACGTAGGTAATGAAACGATTAAAAATAAGATAGCAGATTATCTTAAACAAGGATCAATTCAAAACCTACTATTCCATGGAGTTGCAGGCACAGGTAAAACTACCTTAGCTAAATTAATTGCTAAAAATTTAAATTGTGATTTATTATATATTAATGCTAGTGATGAAAGAGGTATAGACACAATTAGAGATAAAATCATACCCTTTGCATCTACAATGAGTTTTAATGATGTTAAAATTGTTATATTAGATGAAGCAGATTACATTACACCACAAGCACAAGCAACATTACGTAATGTAATTGAATCATGTAGTAAAACAACTCGTTTTATATTTACTTGTAATTATTTAGAACGTATAATTTCCCCATTACAGAGTAGATGTCAAACATTTGAAATTACACCACCTTCAAAAGATGAAGTAATAGATTTAATATTAGAAATATCAGTAAAAGAAGGTTTTAAAATTAATACTTTACCCAACACGAATAATGTACTTTCTATTGTAGACACACATTATCCTGACATTAGAAAAATAGTTAACACAATACAAGGTTCTATTGTTGATGGTGAACTTAAAATCGACAATAATTCATTAAAAAACACACAATTAGGTGGTTTGGTAGTTGACGCATTAATTAGAAAAGCTAAATTGTCAGAAATTAGACAAATATTAGCAGATTCAGGTTCAAGAGAATTTGATGATTTATTTAAATATATTTATGATAAATCGCCTACTTTATTTGGTGGTAAAGAAGGAGAAGCTATACTAATTATTGCCAAATATCAATATGAATATACTTTTGTGTTAGAAAAAGAAATTTGTATAGCTGCAATGTTAAAAAAACTATTAGAAATATGTTAAAAGTCCCTGTAATAAAAAATAACCTAAATAAGGCCCTGAAAATATTTAAGAAAAAATTTAAAGCAACGGGTGTTATGAAAGAATTAAGAGAAAAACAATATTTTAAGAAAAAATCCACAAAAAAAAAGTTATCAAAAGATAAAGCAACATATAGACAAAAATATTTAAATAATTTAGAAAAAAATGAATAATCAACAACCCCAAATGAATGTAGATTTTAGCCAAACAGTAGCTGAAATTTGTGAAAAGTGTGAACATGATATGTTTCAACAAGCATATAAAATGCGTAAATTATCCGCGTTATTATCACCTACAGGACAAGAAGCAAAAATACCTATACAAGTATTTGCTTGTCTTAAATGTAATCATGTAAATAAATCATTTATGCCCAAAGAAGATATAGATAATGACACCCTTTGATCATTTAAAAAATCTTCATACTAAAAAAAGAAACTGGAATGATTTTAACGACGAAGAGAAAAAAAATTTTAATGTATATATTATTAATAAAGCTCTTAGTTTCAATCCCAATTATCTTGATATAGTTAATTTAATACAAAAATACTCTATAGGTCAAATTACTCAAAAAGAAATATTTAAAATATATTTTTCCCTATTACCTAGTAAATTTAAATTTTACAAATGGGTTAAAGGCAAAAATGAAAAAAAAGATAAAGATAAAATAGAATACTTAGCCATGCATTTTGAATGTAGTAAAAGAGAAGCGCAAGATTATTTATCACTATTAGATAAAAAAACAATTAATAACATAATTAAAAATTATAAACAATGAGCGAATTAAATTTCTCAAAAGAAGATAACACAGCAGTAGAATGGTGTGAAAAAACATACCCTTTATTAACTACAGAATATAAAAAAATCATGATGGAGCAATATATTCTATTCTGTAAAAAACATCGTAATTATGGCACAGGTAACGTAAATGTTGGCACTAACTTAGAAACAGATGGTGATGTTAAATTAGCGCTAACAGGATTATGGTTTAGATTAAATGATAAAATTCAACGGTTAAAACAATTAGTTGTATTAGGTGAGCCAGATGCTGTAGGTGAATCTTTAACTGACACATTCCAAGATTTATCAGTTTATGGTATAATAGCCCAAATAGTCCAACAGAAAAAATTTAAATAATGGCTCGAAGAGATAACTTTTTTATTATAATAAAATATCATTATAATCCAACTACTAATGGTGAAAAGAAAAAACCATTACCCGTTTTAATGTTAGATGGGAATGGTGATCCATTAGAATTTGACTCACAAGATTCTGCAGATGAGTTTGTAGATATATGTAACATCAATTCAAATCAAGGATTTCATTATGATGTAAAAGAAATTGGAAAAAAATACCTTAAAGTTTCTGCAAAACAATTGCTAAAAGACTAGGATATTCCAAATCTCTTTCGTATCTTATCGTATGAATATATTAGAAAACATTAATAACACTGTAGTGCCTGAAATGGACTGGACTACGGAAAAGAATATCAGTTATACACAGTTGTCTGCTTGGATGGAATGTCCCCACAGATGGAAAGAAATGTATGTTGATAAAATCAAAACCCCACCCAACATTTATTTTTCGTTTGGTACTGCAATGCATGAAACACTTCAAGAATATATGGAGTTAATGTATAATAAAAACCAACAAGCAGCAGATGAGTTTGATGCACATAGTGATTTTCAAGA